TGCCTGCCCCTACGCAAAAGCAGCGTGGAAAGATGATAAGGTAGATATAGTCTTTAAAGAGACCGATGATTACTCGATAGTCTTTGATACAATCCTAAATTGGGATGACACCAAAGAGCTGGTTATTGTTGCAGATACGTCATTTATCGAAGTAGAGGATGAGTTTCACAAGTACCTCGATGATATAAATGAGTGTATCTCTGAAAAAATTTTTGAAGATCAGGATTTTTGGGTAATGGGTTTTCATCCTTATCAGGACTCTAACGAGTTGATTGATGATGGGACTTTTGAAGGAATCAGCGACACAGAATATGCGATTATATTCGTGCAGAGATTATCTAAGTTACAGGAAGCGTCTAACAAATTAGTTAGCCGCAATTACTATGACAGGTACTTCAAGACTTACGATGTATCTGGAATGTATGACATCCGAAAGGAATATTACAGGAGATTGAAAGATGCGCGGATCAAAGAAAGCAGGCCCAGTTAAGAAAAGAGTCATGCGTGGCGGCGGGACGGCAGCTAAAAAGGCTGGCCCAGTTAAGAAGCTTCGCGGCGGCGGAATGACAACCAAGAAGATGCGTAGCGGAGGAAGAAACCTCCGTGATGAAGAGGCTAGGGTTATTGGCGTACAAGACAATGCCGCTGATGAAATGCGTAGAGTAAAAGCTCGCCGTCCTCATGATGCTGCTGAGCGCAGAGATAAGAGCAGCCAAGAGTCTCGTGTTGGTTCGCGTGAGCGTAATGCTCGTGAAGAGATGCGTAGACTTAGAGGTGAAGCGGTAGGCATGGGAATGAATAAAGGCGGGAAAGCAAAGGGCGGGCAAGCCACATCTCCGCTGACCAGTCAGCATAAGCGCTACGCAATGACTGGCACAACTAAGCTAAAGACAGGCGGAAGAGCGCCAATGTCTACAAAAATTAAAAAAACCAAACCGCCTTCACTTAGTCCTCCGACTCGCGTAATACAAGCTCGCGGCATGGGTGCTGCGATTAGAGGCGGGAACTTTACGGAAAACACTTAATGGCTATTGAAAAATCACTTTATTCTGAGTCAGACCCTGATGTTCTTGCGGCCTTAGAAATAGAAATTGAAAACCCAGAGTCGGTTACAATTTCTGATGGCGACAATGTAATCAGCATGGACTTCGATGAGTCAGAAATGATTGCCGAGCATGGCGACAATCTTGTTGATTTTATGGATCGGCAAGAGCTAGAGCGACTTGGAAGTGACTTGGTTAATGGCTTTAATGCAGACAAAGAAAGCCGTCATGACTGGGAAGAGTCCTATATAAAGGGACTCGATCTGATGGGCATGAAGTTTGAAGACCGAACAACTCCTTGGAATGGGGCTTGTGGCGTATTTCATCCAATGCTTAGCGAGGCTGTCGTTAGGTTTCAGTCTCAAACAATTATGGAAATCTTTCCAGCGGGTGGCCCCGCAAAGACTGCAATTGTAGGCGAGCTTACAGACGAGAAGGTCAAGCAGGCTGAGCGTGTTCAAGATTATCTTAACTACATGATGACCATTAAGATGACCGAATACCGCACAGAAACAGAGAAGCTATTGTTTTCATTGCCTATAGCTGGCTCTGCATTTAGAAAAGTTTACTTTGATCCGAATCTAGGGCGAGCCTGCTCTATGTTTGTTCCGGCTGAAGACTTTGTAGTGAGCTATGGCGCTGCCGATCTGGAAACAGCAGAGCGCTGTACTCATGTAATGAAGAAGACTACCAACGAAGTGCTGAAACTACAGCAAAGTGGCTTCTATGCAGACATTGAGCTTCCTGCTCCAGCCCCTGATACCACTGAAATTACTGCCAAATACAACAAATTAACAGGTGATCACCCCAACTACGAGGTTGATCAGCGTCATACCCTGCTTGAGTGCATGGTAGACATAGACCTTGCAGGCTTTGAAGACACAGACAACGGCGAACCTACCAATATTGGCCTGCCTTATGTAATTACTGTTGATAAGTCATCAAACATTATTCTTTCTATCCGCAGGAACTGGAAAGAAGAAGACGAGTTAAAGCTAAAGCGTCAACATTTTGTCCATTATCAGTACCTTCCGGGCCTTGGTTTCTACGGTTTCGGTTTAGTCCACATGATTGGGGGGCTAACGCAGTCAGCTACCTCATTATTGCGTCAATTAGTTGACGCAGGCACACTGGCTAATCTTCCGGGCGGCTTAAAAGCGCGAGGATTGCGTATTAAAGGAGATAACTCTCCGATTATGCCGGGAGAGTTTCGGGATGTGGACGTTCCGGGCGGGGTTATCCGCGATAACATCACTTTCCTTCCCTATAAGGAGCCATCTGCCGTACTCCATCAGATGCTTCAGGAAATTGTTGAGGATGGCCGTAGATTTGCCTCTGCTGGGGACTTAAAAGCTTCCGATATCAACGGCGAAGCCCCAGTTGGTACTACATTAGCGCTACTTGAGCGCGAAATGAAGGTGATTAGCGCCGTTCAGGCCCGTGTTCATGCGGCAATGAAGAGAGAATTAAGGATTCTTTCCGATATCGTTGCAGACTATGGCCCCACTGAATATCCCTACGACTCTGTGGAAAATGCCATTACTGCTGAGGATTTCGATGATCGAATAGACATTATTCCGGTTAGTGACCCCAATTCGGGAACTATGTCACAAAGAATCATGCAGTATCAGGCGGCTCTTCAACTTGCTCAGCAAGCACCGCAGATGTATGACCTGCCGCTGCTGCACAGGCAAATGCTAGAAGTGCTAGGTATACGTGATGCAGACAAGATTATTCCAACTACAGACGATATAAAGCCAACCGATCCAATTTCAGAGAATATGAACCTGATGATCGGCAAGCCTGTAATGGCTTTTATATACCAAGACCACAAGGCACACATAGAGGCGCACACTTCGGCGATGAATGATCCGAAGATAGCCGAGCTTCTTAATATGTCTCCTGACGCACAGGTAAAGCAGGCTGCGCTTGCCGCTCACGTTGCTGAACACGTTGCCTTCCAGTATCGACAAGATATTGAGAAAGAGCTTGGTGTTGCATTGCCTGCGGTTGATTCCACTCTTCCAGAGGATATTGAATACAGGCTGTCTCAGCTAGTAGCTCCTGCTGCTGCTCAGTTAACAGGAAGAGTACAGCAAGAAATGCAAGCACAACAAATGGCAGAGCAGGCTGAAGACCCAGTGCTTCAACTGCAAAAGGCTGAGCTTGAGCTTGAGAACATAAAGATTGAAACCAAGGCATCAACAGACATGGCTAGGATTCAGGCTGACTTAACCAAGGCTGCGGCTAGAGATGACTTAGATAGAGATAAGCTGGCAGCAGAACAAAAAATCGAAGGAGCTAAGCTGGGCGTTAAGATTGCAGAAACTAATACTCAGGAAGAACTTGAATCAAGGAAGATAGCATCGAAGGACAAGCTTGCTGGCGCTAAGATTGGCATGGAAATAGCGAAAGAGCTGATGGTAGACACTAGAGAAAGAGAGATTGAAGAAATGATTAATAAAAGAGATACTACGCGAGAACGTGATATCGACAAGAGAGAACTAGATGAGTGAAGTGTTTAGTAGTAATGCTTTAAAAATCTTGAATGACAAGATACGAATTACTATGAACGAGTACGCAGATCATATTAGTAGCGGAGCTTGTCGTAATATGGAAGAATATTCAAAGGCTTGCGGAATTATAGAAGGACTTGCGTTAGCCGAAAGGGATTTACTCGATTTGAACAAACAGATTGGGCAGGACTAATCTCCGTATAATACGGTGCATAGTGACTCTGGACACTTATTCCAGTGCGGGGGCGTACTAATGGTAAAGTCATTAGCGAAAGTAGGAGCGGTGGGCATTGCAACCACTGAAGAAAATACTGTGGATACTGAAACCACTGAAGAGGCTCGTAAACCTCATCAACTTCCTGAACCAAGAGGGTTTAAGATTTTGATTGGTTTGCCCGAACCTGACAAAGCAACAGAGGGCGGCATTCTCAAGGCACAAGAAACTGTGCAGGCTGAGGAAGTTGGCTCTATTGTAGGCTTTGTTCTTAAACTAGGCCCAGATGCTTACGCTGATAAACTGCGTTTTCCTAACGGCTCGTATTGCAAGGAGGGTGATTTTGTAATTATGAGATCATACTCAGGCACACGGTTTAAGGTTCATGGCACTGAATTCCGGCTTATCAACGATGACAGCGTAGAAGCTGTAGTAGATGACCCTAGAGGAGTTATGAAGATATGAGCGAAGAAGATATGAGTGAAGATACTGCTGAGCGTATGTCATCCGAAGACAAGTTCTTTGGTGTTAAGACGCAACACGGGAAAACTGATGGAGAGACTGTTTCCTCTGAAGAGGAATCCAATCTAGAGATCGAGGTTATTGACGATCATCCATCTGAAGAAAAACGGCCACCGAAGAAGGCCAAAGAAACTGGCGAGCCTGCCCCTAGCTACAATGATGGTTTTAGCGACAAAGAGTTGCAGTCATATACTAAGGGTGTTCAAAAGAGGATTAATCAACTTCGTGCAATTAACCACTCAGACAAGCGCAAGATTGGGGAAGCCCAACGCATGCGAGATGAGGCGGTTAATCTGGCAAAGTCTCAACATGGTAAGCTTCAAGAATATGAGGCTCTCCTAGCTAAAGGCCAAAATGCCATTATACAGACCTCTAAGGGCAAGGCTCAATTTCAGATTGAGACCGCCAAGAAAGAGCTTAAAAAAGCTCACGAGGAAGGTAACTCAGACTTGCTAGTGTCAAGTCAGGAGCAGCTTAATTCTGCTCAGGCTCAACTTCGGGACATGGAATCTAGAGCGATTTCCCTTAAACGAAACTTGGATCAACAGGCTAAACAACAAGCATACAAGAAGGCTAATCCACAACCAGCCCCTCGGCAGCAAGTTGAAGTAAGCCACGAACAAAACGCTTGGATGCAGGAAAATCCTTGGTTTCAGCCATCGGCTCAACCGGGACAGCCTGTTAATCCAATGCATAAAGAGATGACTGCGATTGGTTTAGCTATTCATGATAATCTATTTCATGAGGGCATTACTGCTAACACTGATTCTCAGACTTATTACTCTGAAATAAACAAAAGAATGCGTGACAGATTCCCTGATTACAAAGGTTTTCAGGAGGGTAGAGAGGAACGAAGCGCCCCAACCCGTCAACGTAGAAACACCTCCGTGGTAGCCCCTACTTCCAACAGGAATAATGGAGCAAAGACACGCAAAGTATCGCTTACGCAAACCCAAGAAGCTCTCGCAAGGCGCTTGGGAGTTACTGTAGAACAATACGCTGAACAAATGCTAAAACAGGAGATCGGCTAATGTCCGAAGAAAAAACTACACGCGCACCCCACGGCAAAGAATCGCGGGAAAATAGTAAAAGAGTTAGTGATGCGTGGATACCCGCGTCTTCATTACCTGAGCCAGACCACAGAGATGGGATTCGCCATAGGTGGATTCGTACATCAATGTTAGGTCAGGCAGATAATACAAATGTG